CCCGACCAGCCCCGCGAAGCTCGCCCACATGGAGAAGGCCACCAAGGCGCTCCGCCTCCGGGAGGCCGGGCTCACCTACGAGGAGATAGCGCAGCAGCTCAACCTCTCCAACCGGGGCGCCGCGCACAACCTCGTGAAGCGCCACCTCAAGCGGTACGTCGATGAACCCGCCGAGGAGCACCTAGCGCTCGAGCTGTCCCGGCTCGACATGCTCACCCGCGCGCTCTCCACCAAGGTGGCCAAGGGCGAGCTCGGCGCCATCGACCGGTACCTCAAGGTGATGGAACGCCGCGCCAAGTACCTCGGGCTGGACGACTTCGAGGCGCGCATGGCGAAGGTGGCCGAACGCCGCGCCGCCGTGGAGGAGGCGCAGGCGCTCCTGCTCGCCACCGCCCTCGCGGAGTCCATGGCCGAGGTGGGCCTGAGCCCGTCGCAGCGGTCCGCGCTCGCGTCCGCCGTCGGGGCCCGCATGGAGGCCATCACCGCCGCCCCCGACCCGGCCGGCGACACGCCCGAATAGTCACCCGCTGGTGGTGATTTCCCCTAACAGCAGTTGACCGGTACTCTCACCCTAGAGTTGGTGGAAGTGTCGGGGTCAGGAGCTAACCTTGCCCGCCACCGCCCGCTCGCCCCGCGCGGGGTTCGGCGCCCAGTTCGCCGCCGCCATCCGAGACATGGCCGGCGACGGCACCCGCCACCCGCACTATGAGACTCCCGGTCAGCTGGCCGTCGCGTTCGATCACCGCACTGTCCGAACACCAGCGCTCGATCTGATTGACCGGGAGCTCATCCGGGCCTTCAACACCCCCGACTCGCGGCTCATCATCTCCGTGCCCCCGCAGGAGGGCAAGTCCACCCGCGTCGGTGTGTACTTCCCGCTGTGGGTGCTCGACCAGCGGCCCTCCACCCGCATCGTGATGACGTCCTACTCGGACCGCCTCGCCAAGCGCAACAGCCGCAACGTCCGCAACGCCATCATCCAAGACGGGCACCGGCTCGGGCTGGCGGTGTCCAACGACGTCGCCAACCAGAACGAGTGGCAGCTCTCCGGGTACGACGGCGGCATTTACGCCACCAGCATCGGCGGCCCGCTCACCGGCACCCCGGCGGACCTCATGATTATCGACGACCCGCACAAGGGCGCCAAGGAGGCCGACAGCGAGCTCCAGCGCGAGGACGTGTGGGAGTGGTGGCAGTCCACCGCGTCCACCCGCCTCGGCGGCGGCGCCAAGGTCATCATGATCCTCACCCGGTGGCACGAGGACGACCTCGCCGGCCGGTTCCTCTCCGCCCCCGACGGGCACCTGTGGCGGGTCGTGAACATCCCCGCCCTCGCGGACCACGACCCGGAGAAGGGCCAGACGGACCCGCTCGGCCGGGCCCCCGGCGAATGGCTCGTCTCCGCCCGCAACCGCTCCCCGGAGGAGTGGGAGGCCATCAAGGTCCGGGTGGGCTCGCGCACGTTCAACGCCCTCTACCAAGGCCACCCCTCCCCCACCGAGGGCGGCATGTTCAAGCGCACCGACTGGCAGTACTACACCGCCCCGCTGTGGACCGAGGACCCGGAGACGGGCGCCCGGTACACCACCGGCGCCGGCGACACGCTCACCCTCTCATGGGACATGACGTTCAAGGACACCCAGTCCTCGGACTACGTGGTCGGTCAGGTGTGGCTCCACCGCGGCGCGAACGTGTACCTCCTCGATCAGGTGCGCCGGCGCATGACGTTCTCCGAGACGCTCGCGGCGTTCAAGGCGCAGGTGGCCCGGTGGCCGCAGGCGGACACCAAGCTCGTGGAGGACAAGGCCAACGGCACCGCCGTGATGGACATGCTCAAGAAGTCCATCCCCGGCATCGTCGCGGTCAACCCCAAGGAGTCCAAGGAGGCCCGCGCCGCCGCGGTGTCACCGTTCACCGAGGCCCACAACGTCCACCTCCCGGACCCGGAGCTCGCCCCGTGGATCGAGGACTTCGTGGACGAGGCCGCCTCGTTCCCCAACGGCGCCCACGACGACCAAGTGGACGCCTTCTCGCAGGCCCTCAACCGGATGCTCGTGCGCGCCGGGCAGGGCGCGGCGTTCCTCGAGGCCATGCGCCGGGCCGCCGCCGCGAACGGCATCGACCCCAACGCCCCCGCCGCACCCGCGGCCCCCGGCGGGCCCGGCCCCCGCCGGCTGGGCCCGCCCATGTTCCGACCCCCCACAGGAGGCTGACGTGCCGCTGTTAGACACCATCGCCAAGGGGTCCGCGTCCCTGCTCACGCGCCCGTCCGCCGTGGCGGTCCCCGAGCCCATCGCGCAGGCCGTGACCGCGGCCGGCATGTCCTCCGACACCTACCTCGGCCCCGGCTCCCCGCTGGCCCCCGTGGAGGGCTTCTCCGGGGTGGCACGCCGCTTCGACTACCCCGCCGGGGTGAACACCTCCCTCGCCGGGCGCACGTCCTACGGGCGCACCAGCTTCGAGGTGCTCCGCGAGATGATGCGCGTCTACGGGGTGGCGCAGGACTGCAAGAACTACAAGATCGATGAGCTTCGCTCCATGGAGCCGCTGTTCACCCCCGCCAAGGGCGTGAAGGGCGACGTGGACCTCGCCATCGAGGCCGCCCGGGCGGCGCTGGAGTTCCCCGACCGGGAGCACCCGTTCGATGAGTGGACCTCGATGCTGTTCGAGAACATGCTCACCTTCGACGCCGGCCCCGTGCGCCGGCGCCGCAACATGCGCGGCGAGGTGATCGGCTGGGAAGTCATCGACGGGCCCACGATCCTGCCGTGGATCGATGAGTTCGGGCGCCGCCCCAAGGCCCCGGCCCCGGCGTACTACCAGAAGACCAAGGGCATGGTCCGGGAGTGGTTCACGTCCGAGGACATGTACTACCTCCGGTTCCGCCCGCAGACCGACTCCCCGTTCGGCATGGCCCCGCTCGAGACGGTCCTCCTCGCCGCGAACACCGACATCCGGTTCCAGTGGCACCTCCTGCAGATGTTCACCGAGGGGTCCATCCCCGGCGGGTTCATGGAGGTTCCCCCGGACCTGTCCTCCCCGGAGCAGGTGGCCGAATGGCAGGCGTACTGGAACGCGCTCTACCGGGGTGAGCAGTCCATCGCGGGCCAGCTCATCGCGGTGCCCAACGGGTCCAACTTCCAAGAGACGACCCCGCGCACGTTCGACAAGGCGTTCCCGGAGTACCTCGCGCTGCAGACCGCGCGGGCGTTCGGGGTGTCCCCGCAGAACGTGGGCATCCTCACCGACGTCAACCGCTCCACCGCGGCCGAGCAGGGCGATCAGGAGTTCCGGGTGCACACGCTCGTGTGGGTGCACTTCTTCGAGAACCTGCTCAACCGCATGATCCAGCGCGACCTCGGCCTCCCGGTGCAGGTGAAGCTGGACACCGGGCGGGAGAAGGAGGACCGGCTCACCGAGGCGCAGGCGTGGCAGATCTACATCCAGTCCGGCATGGCGTCCGCTGACGAGGGCCGCGAGGAGCTGCTGGGCCTGCCCATCGACAACGACAACCCCACGCCCCGGGTCATGCTGCTGGGCACCACGCTCGTGCCGCTGCCCAAGGGCGGGGCCACGGACGCGGAGTCCATGGTGGACGAATCCCCGAAGGCGCCCGGCGCCGTGGAGCCGCCCATGCCCGAGCTGCCCCCGCCGCCGGCGGAAGTCGCGAAGGCCGACGGCGGTGGTGCGGACCCAAAAGCCGCACCGGGTGGTACGCCTAGCTGGCGTGACACCCCGCCGGACCCGACCCCGCAGCACGAGGTGGACCTCCGCCTCACGGACTACTGGGCGCCCCGGATCGCGGACGCGCTCGGGGCCCTGTGGACGGACGCGGACCTCGCCGCCGCCGTGACCGCGGCGCAGGCGGCGGCCGGCGACGTCGTGAAGGCCGCCGAACCCACCCCGGTGGAGGCGGCAGCCGCCGCGGCGCTCCCGGCCGCGAACACCACCGACCTCGGCACCACCCTCACGAACCTGTGGGGCGATGCCTACACGGTGGGGACCATGGCCGCGCAGCTGCAGATCGGCATGGACCCCTCCGGGTGGTCCTCGTGGGAGCCCGGGTTCGCGGACCCGGAGGCCATCACCGGCGGCGGCGGGCTCACCGCCGCGCTCGATGAGGCCGGGGTGACCATCAAGGGCATCACCGGCACCACCCTCGACCGGCTGGCCCGGATCATCGAGGACGGCGTGATCGCCGGCGACCCGGTGGACACCATCGGCCGCGACCTCCGGTCCATGCTCGGGAACGCGGCCCGCGCCGAGCTCATCGCCCACACGGAGTCCGCCCGGCTCCTCACCGGCGCCGCGATGGACACCTACACCGCCGCCGGCATCGGGGCGTGGGACCTCGTTGTCTCCGCCGGGGTGTGCCCGGTGTGCCTCGACGTCGCCTCCCGCAACCCGCACCCCGTCGGGGACACCTCCGACCAGCCGCCGCTGCACCCGCGCTGCCGGTGCGCGGCATCCCCCCACGTGGAAGGACAGTGATGGCCCGCCAATTCGTGCTCGGCATCGCCTATCAGGCCGGCCCCGACCCGCTCATCCAGACCGGGGCCGACGGCGAGCGTGACTACTTCACCAAGGAGGAGCTCGAGCTCGCCGCGCACAGCTTCCTCCGCAATGGCCCCGTGGCCGGCATGTTCCACATCGACGGCACCGAGGGCGCCGCGTGGATCGCGGAGTCGAGCATCCACCGCGGCCCCGACTGGGTGCTGGAGGACGGCCGGGTGGTCAAGGAGGGCGACTGGCTCGTGGGCGCCTACCTCGATGACGCCGCGTGGCAGATGTACCAGAACGGCGACATAACCGGATGGTCCCCGCAGGGGTCCGCTAAGCGAATCAGGAGAGACGCATGACAAGGATGAAGAAGGCCGGCGCCCTCGTTCCCGAGGTGCCGGCCGACATGAACGAGCTGGTGGACGCGGACATTCCGCGCGTGGACCTCGTGGGGAAGGCGGCCAACGGCCACACGTTCATCCTCGCGAAGTCCGCCGCGAACGCCGGCGGCCGGGGCCTGTTCCCCAAGGAGCTGGTGGAGGAGCACCTCGCCAAGGCCAAGAAAGACCTCGACGTCACCGAGGCCCTCGCGGATCAGGGCGGCGCCGAGGCGCTGCAGCCCGGCTCCGCGGACTGGGAGGCCACCGACGCGGCCACCGCCCAGAAGTGGATCGCCATCCTCCACCGCGCCAAGTACGCCGCGGAGCTGCTGGCGTCCCGGGAGGCCACCGAGTACGCCCTCAACGGCGACTGGGACGACGCGGACAACGAGTGGGACCTGCAGGACGTCGCGTGGTGCCTCGACTCCGCCATTGCCACGCTCGCCGCCTACGCGGCCGGCGAGCAGGGCGAGGTAGCCCTCGCGGAGGACGGGGTGGTGAAGTCGGTGCTCGACGCATCGGCCGGCATCGACCCCATGGCCATCGCGCAGGTGGAGCTCCTCGTGCCGCTCATCAAGGCCGGCCGGGTGCTCTCCTCCGCGAACGAGGCCGACCTCCGGGACGCCGCCGCGAAGATCGAGAAGGTGCTCGCGCAGCTGCCCGCCGCCCCCGAGGCGGAGGCCCCGGTCGAGAAGGGCGCCACGGCCCCGGAGACGGCCGAAAAGCCCGCCGACGTCCCCGTGGCCCCGGAGGCGCCCGCGGGCGTGGAGAAGGCCGACGGCGAGGCGCTGGTCGCGGTCTACACGCAGGACGGCGAGCTCATCGGAGCGGTCAAGCCCGACTCCATCACCGAGCTCTCCACCGGCAAGCCCGCCGAGGCCCCCGCCGAGGCCCCCGCCGAGGAGCCCGCACCGGCGGCCCCCTCCGCGGACCCGGCCGCCGCCGCCCCAGCCGCCGCGGTGGTCCCCGGCACCGACACGGTCCAGTCGCCCGTCGTGGACGACGACGACACGTCGGTGAACAAGTCCACCCAGAACGCGCTCATCGACGCGCTCCGGGAGGTGTTCGCCCCGTTCGCGGAGGCCGTGGACGCCAAGGTCCAGAAGGCGGCCGAGGACGTCCAGAAGGCCACCGAGGGGCAGGCGGAGCTCCGGGACACGATCACCGGTCTGGAGGCGCTCGTCAAGCAGATCGGCGCCCAGCCGGACGACCGCCGCTCGCCCGTCCTCAACGGCGGCACCGGGGTGGCCGGTCTGGCATCCCGCGGCGGCCTGTTCGAGTCGTTCGAGGCGGAGGACGCGGCCCTCACCAAGTCCATCGAGGAAGCCCGGACGCGGGAGGAGCGCATCGCCGCGCAGCAGACCGCGGCGTTCGCCAAGATCCGCCGCAATTTCCAGTAACCCACCCAACCCAACCAACCCATAGCCCCGCGCCAACCGGCGCGGGGCTTTTTCATGCCCAAAGAAAGGCGAGTCCCCCATGGACATGGAGGCAATCACCAAGGAGTCCCTCGAGACGCTGGCCAAGGCCGCGGCTACGCAGGGCGTCAACTCGGGCACCGGGCTCGTCGGGGTCGATCTTCAGGAGATCGTCTCCCTCATCCCGGTTCCGGCGACGTTCTACGACCAGCTGCCCAAGACCAACCCGAAGATGGGCGCCAAGTTCACGGAGTGGAAGGCTCTCGTGAACGTCAACAACACCCAGCCGGACCCGGCCACGCCGTTCGACTACGCGGCCCCGCTCTCGAACATCCAAGAGCAGGACGTCACCGCGCTCTACGGCAAGATCGGTCAGGGCTACACGGTCACGTGGGACAGCATCGACTTCGGGAAGGGCTACGCGGACGCGAAGTCCATCGCGGTGTTCAACTCGCTGAACCAGTACAAGATCGGCGCGGACCGCAAGGGCCTGTACGGGTGCAACTTCTCGCTCGGCACCCCGTCGGCGCCCACGGTCACCCCGGTGGCCTCGGGCGGTAGCATCCCGGCCTCCACCCCGGTCCCCGTCCGGGTGGCCGCGCGCACGGGCTCGGGCTACTACTACTACTCCAACGACGCCACCAAGGTGGGCTCGACGGCGGCCTCGGCCACCACGACGGCCACCACGGCGGCGGGCGCCGGCAACTCCGCGGTGGCCACGGTCGCGTCGATCCCGGGCGCGGTCTGCTACGACTGGTTCGTCAACGGGTTCTACTACACGACCACGACGACGAACAAGGTCACCATCACGGCCATCCCGACGGCGCACGCCGCGGCCCCGGTCGCGCAGCTCCCCGGCCTGTCCTCGACGGCGCCCAACTCGGTCCCGGCCACGGACCGCTCGGCCAACGTCAACGACTTCAACGGCCTGCTCGCGACCCTCGCCGGCGACTACGCCACCGGCGGGGCCACCGGCCTCGTGCAGCGCGGCAACGGCCTCAACTCCGGCGCCTCGTTCACCTCCCTCGACGGCAACCCGTTCACCGTGAACGGGCAGGCCGTCAAGGAGCTCGACACGCTCAACATGAACATCTGGAACACCATCTTCCAGTCGCCCACGGCGTACATGATGAGCGCGCAGGAGGCGTCGTCCATCTCGGGCGCGATCCTGCAGTCCCCGGCCGCGTCCACCCTCCTCCAGCCGAACGGCACGGGCGAGCGGCAGGACATCGTGGCCGGCGGCTTCGTCGGCTGGTACATCAACAAGGCCGCCGGCGGCGTCCCGGTCAAGATCGAGGTTCACCCGAACCTCGCCCCGGGCACGCTCATCGCGCGCACCGACCGGCTCCCGCTGCCGAACAGCAACATCACCAACACGCTGGAGCTCCGCAACCTCCACGACGTGACGGATTACGTCTACGCCTCGGCCCGCAACGCGGGCGTGGCCGGCGGCGGCCCCCGCGAGGACGGCGAGGTGTACTCCATGAGCACCCTCGTCAACCGCGCGCCCGTCGCCATGGGCGTCATCCAGAACATCGCCGCCAGCTAACCGCTGACGGCCCTGTGACCGCCGCGCCCCGGGCCTGCACCCCGGGGCGCGGCACCCCACGCCGCGCGGCCCACGAGGCGGCACCACCCACGGACCGAGCACGCCCCTGCCCATGACCCGCGCCCCTCGACGGCGAGGGCGCGAGGCCCTTTGGTGCGCGACGTCGGCCGGGTGGTGCCGCCCCGCGGACTTCGCGGCCCCCAGCCGCATCGACCCAAGGGGGTGACCGGGTGACCGTCGTGTCCAACCCGTCCATTGCGACGTACTCCAACCGGCAGATGTACGTGGTGCCGTGGGAGTTCACCAACTCCCCCACCGGGGTGGACACGAACAACCTCGTGCCCGGTGACGCCACCGCGTCCAAGCAGGCGCTCGTGGTCCAGCTCATGCGCGCCTCCGGGGTGGTGGACAACTACTGCCAGAAGGTGCTCGGGGCCACCGTGGACGTCGCGCAGGGCGAGGCCCGCGTGCAGTCCCACTGGTCGCTCGGCCCCCGGATCGAGTGCCCGGTGAAGAACACCCCGGTGGTGCAGCTCGTCTCCGCCTCCGTCGGTGACACCCCCGCCTCGGTGTCCCCGCTCGCGGACCTCTCGAACACGGACTTCTCCAAGCCCGGCGTGCTCGGCATCCCCATCGCCGGCGGCGGCGGGCCCCGCACGTTCACCCCCTCCGGGGGCGGGTCGAAGTTCTACGTGCTCCAGTACGTGAACGGGTGGGCCAACACCACCATCGCCACCGCCGTCACCACCGGCGCCCGGAGCGTGACCGTGGCATCGGCCACCGGGCTCGGGCCCGGCATGGCGCTGAACCTCCAGTCCAAGTCCGGCTCCGAGGTGGTGGTCATCGACGCCTCGTTCACCCCGGCCCCGACCGGCACGAACGTGGCCGTGCCGCTGACGGCCGCCACCGTGGGCGCCTACGGCCCCGGCGACGTCGCCACCGTGATGCCGCAGGACATCAAGGAGGCCACCATCCTCATCGCCAAGGCCCTCATCAAGACCCGCGGGGACGCCGCCGTGGTCCTCAACGCCATCGGCGGGGGCCCCGGCCGGGAGGTGCCCCTCGATGACGGGGTGGCCTCCGACCTCGACCTCGCCGAATACCTCCTCCACCCGTACCGGAGGGCGGTATGAGCCGCCGCGCGGTCCGCACCGCGATCACCGCGTACCTGCAGGGCATCCCCGGCATCACGAACATGTACCGGGACGCCCCGTGGCAGCTCCTCGGGGACGACTGGGCGCAGCAGGCGTCCGGCATCCCCGGCACCCCGGCGTTCGTGCACATCGCCAAGCAGGCCGAGACCCGGCAGACCGTCCCGGCGGTCATCGGCGGCCAGAAGTCCGTCATGTACGACGTCTCGGTCATGGTCCTGTACCAGTACGTGATCCCGGCGGCCCCCACGGACAAGGTGGTGTGGGTCGATGCCCTCGATGACCTCCTCGACGCCATCGTGGGCCGCATCCGCGCCGACCCCACGCTCGGAACCGGCGCCGGCGGCGTCGTATGGGCGGCCGGGGAGACGGAGAACGGCATCGAGGTGGCCTCGGACCTGCCGCAGACCCACAACGGGGTCGTGCTCGCGTGGAACCGGGTGGACTTCAAGGTCCGCGAGATAGTGCAGGCGTAGCCGTGGGGTTCAACGAGCCCTACCGGGGCCGCTCGGTCCGCCGCCGCGGAACCGGGCGGCACCCCCGCCCGCACGTGCACAACAAGATGCGGCTCCGCCGGCACGTGCACCGCCGCTTCGCCGGCCTCCGCGCCAAGGTCCGCCCCGCCTCGGCCCGGCTCGCCGGCGTCGTCACCCGGAGGCTCCGCATGGCGCACGCCCCCGGCACCCCGGCCAAGCCGCGCCGCCGCGGCTACCACGTGCACCGCCGCAAGGGCTACCACATTCACCGGAAAAAGGGCCTCCACCACCCGCACAAGGGCAGCCACAAGCCGCGGAAGAAGGGCTACCACGTCCACCGGAAGAAGGGCTACCACGTCCACCGCCGCAAGGGCTTGAAGCACCCGCACAAGGGGTCACACGCGCCAAGGCCGCGCCGCAAGGGCCTCAAACACCCCCACAAGGGCTATCACGGCCCGCGGCACCGCCGGACGGCCGTGGCCAAGGCCGCCGCGAAGCGCACGGCCGCCCAGACGCTCTCCGCGTCGTCCTACCTGTCCATGTTCTGAGAAGGGAACGCTATGCCCTCCTACCGGTTCACCGGTATCTACCCGCGCATCCTGTTCGGGCTCCGGGTCGGTATCAACGCCACGGTCCAGAAGGCCGACGGGACGGAGCCGCGCATCGGCTCCACCCTCGTCGCCGCCCCGGGCGACCTCGTGCTCACCGCCGAGGAGTACGACCACCCCGAGCTCGACCCGACGGACACCGCGGCGCCCGCCCCGGCACCCGCCGACGCGCCCGCCACGGCCCCCCTGCCGGCCCCGCAGCCCGACCCCGCCCCCACGGCCCCCGCCACGGATTCCACGGCCCCAGACGCCGCCGTGACGGCCGACCCCACCGCCACCCCGGCGGAGTAAGGAGCACTAAGCCATGACCACGAACTACCTGCAGGGCGCGGGCCAGTGGCTCGGCCTCGCCAAGGAGACGACCTACGGTGTCGCCGTCGCCACCCCGACCATCTGGGTGCCGGTGGACTCGCCCAAGTGGTCCCGGAAGATCACCCCGCTCAAGGACCAGCTCCTCCGCGGCGAGATGGGCAAGACCTACGAGCAGGTGCAGGGCATGTCCTACACCGAGGTGGACTACAAGACCTACATCTACGGGGACTCCGCGTTCCAGCACTTCCTCGCCATGCTCGGCGTGGCCGACGCGGTGAACGCCCTCGCCGCCCCCGTCGCCACCCTCGGCACCACCGCGAGCACGGGTGGCACGTTCGCCGCCGGCACGTACTTCTGGAAGGTCACCGCGGTGGACGCGGTGGGCTCCGAGTCCGCGGCCTCGAACGAGCTCACCGCCACGCTCGTGGCCAACGGAACCCAGACGTTCTCGTGGGGCTCGATCAGCGGCGCGGTGAAGTACAACGTGTACCGCGGCACCGCCGCCGGCGCCGAGAACGTGCTGGTGGCATCCCCCACGGGCCTCACCTACACGGACACCGGCATCGCGGGCACCGCGGGCGTCACCCCGCCGCCGAGCGGGGCGTTCAACCACGCCACCTCGCTGCTCAACACCATCGACGCCACGCACTCCGCGCAGCCGCCGTCCTACACGGGCTTCATCGCCCAGTCCGACGGCACCGCCCGGCAGATTCCCGGCATGATCGCCTCGAGCCTGAAGTTCACGCTCAAGGCCAACGAGGACCCCACGCTCGATGTGACGTGGGTGGGCCTCAACAGCAACTCGATCACCGCCCCGACGAACACCCCGAGCCAGCTGCAGAACATGCCCCCGTTTACGGGGCAGGTGCTCGTGGGCGGCACCGCCCTCACGAAGTACTCGGGCGTGGCCATCAACATCACCCGCGACGTCAAGCCCGTGCCCGTCCTCAACGGCGTGCAGAACCCGGGCGCGATCTTCGGCGGCCCGGTCACCGTCACCGGCACGCTGGACGCGATCTATCAGGGCAGCACGGACAACGACCTCGCGAACTACATCGCGAACACGCAACCGTCGCTGGCCGTCTCGCTCACGGGTCAGGGTGACCCCACGCACCCGCTCACGCTGCAGATGTCTCAGGTGGCCTACGACTCCGCCGACCCGGCGCCGTCGGCCACGGACTGGCTCACCATCCAGTCCAACATCGAGGCGCTGATGAACCCCACGGACGCGCTCGACGGCAGGCAGTCCCCG